GGTCGCAACCTAACTCTTTAGATAAAAGTATTTTGTATTGTACTGGTTGAAGTAACAAATTGTGGCGTTCTGGGAGCATATCTAAATTCCAACCATAATCAGACCATTTGTCATCAATAAGACTAGAATACTTTGTATCTATAATACATATCCTATCATCCCACTTGGCAACTATATCCATAATACCAGTCATTCCATCTTGAGTAGCAACTCTACCAGTATCTATAATCTCAATTTCGTAATGTTTGATTATGTTTTTAAATAACTCGGCACTTTCTATTATTTTTTGATATTGTGCTGAATTACTCTCACGTTTTGTTCCAACGTAAACCTTTTCAATTTCTGGTATATGACCATCACGAGGGATTGAACCAGTTGCAAAATATTCAAAAGCATTACCATATTCCATTGCATCACTTGAAGGAAATTTAATACCATCAATGTACTTTGCTTTTACTTGAAGTCCACAAGTATTTCCAGATTTATACTCTGCAAATTCCTTTAAAAAAGATTGACTAATGTTTATCATTTTTGTTGTTATTTTTAAGTTTCTGTATTTCATCATATTCAGATTGTAGTAACCAACCATCGCTAGTATATTCAGTTCCAACCCAAACATATTCTTGATTATGTCGCTTTCGCTTCGATATACCTACTATTGGTGTTTCTACTCTAATATCTATTAAATCTTTAGCACTTAATTTGGCAGTAGTGTTTTGTTTTAGTTGTTGCATCATTTGGTCGGCAGTAATTCTATCCTCTGCTTCCATTATTACTGGTTTGTCTTTTCCAGTAAAATAATACTTATAAAATCGGATTTTGCCCATAAATGAAAATAATCATTACATTGATAGTTTTGAATATTTATTTGGTAATTAACCTTTTATAACTATTTAATAATTATTTTTGTTATAAGTTAATATACACTTTATCCATAGTGTTGTTAAAAAGTTTCTTGGTTAAGGGGAAGGAGTTGTTACCTTCCCTTTTTTTTATTCGTATGGTAAGTCATCAAATTCATTCACATCATCAACTAATAGTACATCTCCAACAATATAATCACTTGGGTATATAGAATTACTTTCTTGTGCTATTTCTGTTGCTATTTCGTTTATTGGAAGATTTTTCAATTTTCCATCTTCGTCAATAACAATAAAAGTTCCATCTGTTAAAACAATTATTTGTGCAGAAGAATTATATTGAAAGTTACAAACCAGTTGTCTTGCTTCGTCAAACGTTTCAATGTTTACTTTTTTGCTTTTACCATCGGTGGTAATTAATATTACATTCATTTTTTTAATTTTTAATAGTTCATTGGTACAAATATAAATAAAAAAGTTATTGGTACAACAAAAAACATAATTTTTTTTTATTCTCTTAAAAACACTCTAAAAGTTGGGTCAATTCTTTTTTTTCTATTTTTATATTCAGAACCCCTTAAATTTTCATCGTGTTGTTGTAACTGCATCCTTAATCTCCTAATAGTTTCAAAATTTGTCATCTTGGAACTTGAAATTTTAGTTAGTAGGTCATAGGCGTTTAAGCTATCAATCTCCTCCTTACCTATATCGTGGAAGTAGTAGGTAGCAATTAGCTTCATATCGTTATCTCTTAATGCTGGATTGGTCTGCAAAAGAAATCTTACTTTGTCTTTGACTGTTTTATAGTCTTGAAATTGCTTTGGTTTCATAGCTACATAAATTTCATAAGTTCTGGGTACTTTTTTTCTAACCTTTCATATTCATAAAAAGCGTTTACAAATTGATTAAGAGCAAAATCTAACTTGGTACTATTTGAACATTTGTCCAAATCTTTAATACTAAATTCTTTTGCCAAATCATCATTAAAATAAAAATCATCTTCCCTATCTCCATAAGTAATAACACTTTGAAGTGATGACAAAATAGTTGCCTTCATGTCAATTTCATTATCATCAAATAGAGATGGTCTTGCTTTAGTTAATAACACTCCAGTAAAAACTGAATTATCAAGTGAATCATTCATTATATCAAGCGAATCTTTTGCAAATGCACTTGGTATATCATCCAATTTAGATATGGAAACTAATACATCCATAACCATTTTATCTGCTAAATCTTTGTCTATGCGTTTCATACTCTTTTTACTTTATAAATGAAAGGTGTGTTTTCTGTTCCATTATTTACTTGTAGTATAGCACTATAAATTTCTCGCATTTTTTGTCTGCTATCAGCAACCGCAATACCATTAAAATACCAGTTGTGTAATCCATCAATAATAACTCCAAACTTATAGAAGTTACCACTTGGTATTTTATGATACTGCGTAACCTCATTAAGAATATTAATACCCATACCTAACTCGTTAAAGCTGGACATTTCATAGTTCTTTTTGTTTTCGTAATCCGTAAAAGTTGTTGTCTTTAAATTCATTGTTCTTGGTTTTATATTACAAATATAATAAAAATTATTATATAAAATAAAATTATTATAAAAAATAATAAATTATATAAGTAAAAATTATTAGTTAAATTAGTTGTTTAAATAGCATTTCTCTTTCCTCAAAGTAGTTATGCACTATTGTTCTATTTTCTGGGGTATCTCGGTAGTAAATACAGTCAGTTTTCCAACTTTCAAAATCATTTTTAAGTAATTGTGATAATTCATACATCATATAATAACAAGATAATCTAATATCAACATAAACTTTTTGTAATGTTACATCAGATTGTTTTACCACTACATTTTCCACAAACTCTCCATTTTCATACCTATCAAATTTTTTACCTCTACCTAAAATTGAAAGCGAAGCAAGTCTAATAGCTTTGCCAGAAGTAGGCAAACCTTTATTATAAGTAGCTTTAGTAATGTAACCTTTTACGTAAGCAATTCTCCAAAATGCGTGGTCTAAATCGGTAGCAGTAATTGTACCTATTTCGTCATCGTATTTATAGTTAAACTCAATTGTATTTACTTTTGGTGGTATATCAATATATGGATTAATATTAAGAAAGTTCCTAACATCCATTTGCACCATATTAAATAAGCAAATTAACTTTTTATCAAAGTTATTATTGGCAGTTGCAAAAACGTTATGCACGTTATCAAAAATAAGTTCGTTACATTCGCTACCAAACCTAATTAAGAAGTTTCCTTTCCCCTTAACCAGCTTGTTATAAAATCTATCTACTTTTGTTTTTGTGTATATTCTTTTTGGTTTTTCTTCTTGGTTATCCATAGTTTATATTTTACCACCTAATTTTAATTTAGATTTTAATTCTTTTACATTCGCTTGGAACAACTCTTTGCTAATTAGTTTTTTAGCATAAAGATTTTCTAAATTTTTTAAAGTATCTTCAATCTCTTTCCTTTCGGCTTCTGCTTGTCCTTCAACTTTACTTGGTCGTACTCTTTCTAATGATTTTTTCTTGGCAATTCTTAAATCAATTATTTCTTGTCGTTTCTGCATTTTTACTTCCCTAACTTTTCTAATATTGGCTGGTAAATCAGCTTCGGTTACAACTTTTAATACTTCTTCCATAGAAGTTTCAGTATCTAAAGGAGAACCCATTAAAGTAGCCAATACATAGTAAGAACAAGGTTTACCATCATCTTTTTTGTTAGGAGCAACTAATATTTTAAAAATTATATTATCGTCTGAACTATAACCAGCTCTACGCATATCTTCAACCGTTTCGTTTAAGTTCATTATTTCTGACTTTTTTACTACTCCAGTATCTATAATACTACCAATAGCAACTCTCATATTAAGGTTGTTATCAAAAAAAGCAACTTGGTCTTGCAACATCCACCAGTTAATATCCTTTAAATCCTTTGTAGGAATATTAAAAGGGTCAAAACAAACAGTAGAAACTGGTTTTGGTGCTAGTGCTGGTGTAGGCGTTGGGGTAGCATCTAATATAGAAGCTATAACAACATCAACCTCTGTTACTTTAATTGTATATAATGGTTTCCCTTTATACAATTGAAATAAATTAGCAGAAGTCCACTTTTGAGCATCTTGCCAACTCCAACCTAATTTACGTTTTTTAGATAGTTTGTAAACACGCTTCGCTAATATACCGAAAATCCTTAACGAATAATTTTTTTTCATTTGTCTTAACCTTGATATTTTCTATATTTTTTTATAGTCGATAATGATAATCCAAAATGTTCACTTGCTTTTGCACTTGTAGTAGTTATACAATGCTCTGCAATTTGAAGTTTAAGTTCTTTAGTTAATGGGTGTACTTTCATTCCAGTATCGGTCATATCATTATCTTTACAATGATAGTTAATAGTTCCTCTGGAGCAATTTAATTCTTTTTGAATAGCACGATAGGATTTTCCTTCTGCTCTTAATGATAATACTTGATTTTTAAGGTGTCTTGGTCTTGCCATCTTGTTTGTTGTTATTAAGGTTATTGGTACAAATATAATAATAAAAGATAAAAAAAAGAGCATTTGCCCTTAATTTTACAATAAATATGTTTTATTAATTATGCAAATTTTATATTACTAGTAAAATTTGTTTTAAATGGATTATCTGCTATTGCAGTATCAGTATTTGCAAAAGGATTCTTAACTGAATAGTCAATTGGTTTAAATGTTATAGGGTCAAACTTCTTACCAAGCAATGCAGTAAACGGATTAACTTTTGGTGCTGGTGTAGGCGTTGTGTCTAAAACTTCATCATCTGTTGCATTATCTACAACAGTTGGTTTTTTGTTTGATATAGTAGAATATACAAAGTAACCTAAAGAGCCAACTAAAAAAGCTACTCCACCATATATTAAATATTTTTTATTTTCTGTTGTCATCATTGGTCATTTTATCTCATACCATTTCCAGAGGAGTACCTATCTGAATAATCTCCTTCTGAATCACGAACTGAAAAATCTGTTGATAGGTAGTTTCTAGTATTTGTAGTATTATTTGTATAAAGTGGCAAATCCATTGTTTGGTAAATTGGTAAATATGATTTATCTATTGGTATAATACCACTTGAAGCTAAAGCGTTTTCTGTTCCTAACTTTGGTCGTTCTTCATAAATTGGGTCTGGTGTAGTATTAACTCCTCCTTGTTGAACTGCAACTTCTGTTGGCACTCCAGTTCCAGCAGTTAATATTGGCAAATCCATTCCAGTTGGTAATCCAAGAAAAATTTGTTCTGGTTCATTAGTTGGTAATGGTGGCGTGTCATCTCCTATTGGTAAATTAAAAATCTTTTTTGGTTCATCTGCTAGTAAAGGCATTGCTAAATCTCCACGTTTAAATGGCATCCCTCCAGTTGTAGTTGCACCTCCAGTTGTAGTAGTTCCGCCAGTTGTAGTTGCACCTCCAGTTGTAGTAGATGTACCTACTTTTTTATTTTTATTTTTATATAATAAGAATAATGCTACTGCACCTCCAATTACAATATAATATTTTGCTTTCATAAGATTGTTTGTAAGAAATTATTTGTAAATATACTAATATATACTAAAACTTATTATTTATAAGAATAAAATAAACTGAACAATAGCAAAAGTAAATAATTCAAATTAATATATTCGTGATAATAGGCGTTTAATCTTTGTTACATTTATATAAATTTTGTAATTCTAAAAAACGTTGGTTTTGCATCTTATTATTATTCCAATTAACCGTTTCAGCATCTTCCTTATATTTTTTATTAATTTGATAAAATGCACTATACTGACTATGAATTTTATTCTGCAACCAATTTAGCACTTGCTCCTCTGTTTTTGTAGTAAAAGGTTTATGTCCTTTTGGTAAAGCTACTGACTGAACTATAACAACTTCAAGTGTTTCTTGTTTCATAATATTATTTTTTTAAATTATTCCCCTAAAAATTTAATTCCTAATTCTTTATTTTTAATTACTCTGATTTAAATTTTACATTATATTTATCCATAATTTGTTCTAATTCAAAAAGTCTTTTGACACCAACATTATGGAATAAAAGAATTTCGTATTTTTTAAATTCTGAAATTTCATCTAAATAAATTATTTCAGCAGTTTTAAAAAAATTTAAAAGTCTTTTAGGCATATCAATATTTCTAACAGATATTCTTTCAACCTTAACACAATCCCTTTGTATTTTCTCGTTAATTGCTTTTGCAATAAATTTCCCTAATTCATTTTGAAAATGCTCTGCTACTTCCTTACCTTCTTTTTCTTCGGTATCGGAATTGTAACCACAAACTATTAAAATAAGTTCACGAATACCATCTGGTCGGTTTGCCCAAATGTAAGTACCTAAATCATCTCCTTGATAATTTGCACTACCTATAAAATCTATAATTTCTTGTTTCATTATTTCTTGGTTTTTAAATTTCTAATTTGTTGTTGTAACTCTCTCCTTTTATCAACGATGCTTTCATCATTGCAACCCAGCAACATAAGTTTGTCAAGTTGCTTATTAACATCTTTTAATTGCAGTCGTAATTCTTGTATTGTAAGTTCCATAATTATATTTTTCTAATTAAATCAGCTACATTTTGCCAATCAACTACACTTGCAGTTAATTTGTTTTTATACAATAAGCGTAAAGCATCTATTGTAGTATCAACCCTTATTTGTTTTGCAGTTATAAGTTTTGCTGGTTTGATAGGCAGTTTGTCTGTCAATTCCCATTCAATAACAACTCTACCAGTAATATTACATTTTCTCTCATCCTTTTCATACACTACTCCTAAATCCCTTAATTGAGATAATAGTTTCCAAGCGTGTTTTACTTTAATTCCGTTTTTGTCAATGTAGTCTTGTAATTCACCAGCAGTACAAGGTGAAGAATGTAACATAGCATAATGCGTTGCTAATCTTAATTTTGATAATAACCCTTGTGCTTTAATTTGATTATAACAATCAATTGATGTTTGTCTTGCCATTTTTTTTTAATTAGTAGTTCATTGGTACAAATGTATTAAAGTGTTTTGGTTTAAGTTTATTTAATATGTTAAATTTTTCATAATTTTTATTTTACCCAGTTT